GAGATACAATACAACAATACGAAAAGTTTGATGATCATGGAAAAAGAACAGATTGATACTAAAAGTTGGGCTCATCTAAATTCTGTTGCATCGGAAATAGAAGGATATGACAAATACTTTTTTAACCGGCTTTATTTAAAGTTGAATGATGAAGGGTTTATTATACCTTCTAAGGTTGTCTACTCTGAAAAACTGATCAGTGTAAGAATGGAACAGGCAAAAGCTAAGTTGTCCTCTTTGGGTGTTAGTGATGTTCATCTGAACAAAATGTGTGTACTGAGCTTTCTTGCATTATGTAATGTGTCGCCGGTCACTCCATGGAGAAATGCTAAAAAAGTAAGTATGTCTATGACAAAAGACATAATGAAATTTGTTTCAGATAACTACAATTTGCCGTATAAGAGCAATACTCGTGAATCATTTAGGCGTGAGGGTATCAACCTGCTTCTCAGCTATGAGCTTATAGATCTGAACCCGGACAATCCTCACTTAGGGCCAAATAGTCCACACACTCACTACGCTATAAAAGAAAAAATAATAGCGAAAATAAAAGCGTAGAAACTGTTGGTTTTTAACAGCAGACAACGTAAATTACACATCCCTTCAAAAACAAAGAAATGCTTCTACTGGACATCAAAGAGCACCAAATAAAGGCGCTCTCAAAAGTGGGACTAAACTTGTCTCACTTCTGGGTATTGAACTACTTAAATTACCAATCGACCTTCGATGTAGTTACAACGATACCTGAAGTGAAGGAAGTGAAGTTATTAAAGGACAGATACCTTATAGATAGTAACGGTATTACAACAGCCGGTACACAATTCTATAATGATATTGTAGCCTGTAAAGCTGAAACGAAAAAGAAAGCTGTAGAAGAAAAAGGAGATGAAGACGGGGAAGATAACGGCTTTGAATTGTGGTGGAAAACATACCCGGCCTCTGGCAACTTTGAATATAAAGGTATGAAGTTTACTTCAGGTCGTGCACTCAAAAGCAACAAGCAGGTATGTGAAATGCTTTATGACAAAGCAGTCGCAATAAGTGGAGCAACTCCCGGGCAATTGCTTAAAGCATTAAGTGCACAGATCACTTTGATCAAAAAAGAAAGTTACGAAAGTGGTAAAAATGGCCTGCAGTATATGTCATCTGCCGAAGTATATCTACGCCAGGGTAAGTACGAAGCTTTCCTTCAACAAGTAGCAGGTAGTGCCGATGACTACGGAAAGGAAGAAGAAGAGGAAGAATACCAAAATAACTCAGCCTAATGTCATTATCAAAAGAGTTAAACCGGGAGATTGAGAATGGTATGAACGGGAAGAGTGGTATCATTCCAATCTACTACAGCAGAGTAAAGGACTATATAGATATAGCCAAGAACACAATGTACACCATTGGTGGAGAAACCAATGCCGGTAAGAGTACAATTGCTCAGGACATGTTTATGATCAGGCCAATACAATGGTACTTGGAGCACAAAACTCCTGAGATCAAACTTTCTGTTATCTACTTTGGTATGGAGCGTAAGATGTATCAATACAGTGCCAGGTGGTTAAGTCGTCTCATCTTCCTTGAACAGGGTATCATGATCTCGCCTAAAAAGATACTCGGCAGGAAGAGGAGTGATAAAATGACTGATCATGATTTCAGACTTGTTCAGGAGTATTATAAGATACTTGATGAATGGGAAAAGGATGATGTCCTGTTAGCTCACCAAGGTAGTAAAAACCCATCAGGTATATCTATGTACCTTGAAGCTTTTGCCAAGAAGCACGGCACTGTAGTAGATAAGAACAAAGATGACAAGAGCATCGAAAACATTTTGGAAACGAGAACATATACTCCGAACCACCCGAACCATATCGTTCTGGTTATTACGGATCATATAGGCATCCTCGCACCAGAACGTAAGGACAAAGACGGTACAATGAAGTCCCAGATTGACAAGTTTTCACGTACCATGAGAGAGGCAAGAGACGTTTACGGGTTTTCACCTGTTATCATTCAACAGCTAAATAGAAATCTCTCTGATGTTACAAGGCAAAAACTGGGAGAACTTGCTCCAAAACTCAGTGATTTCGCAGACAGTTCACAGACTCAACAGGACAGTGATGTTATTATGGCTCTATTTGACCCATACAGACACGTTGTAGGTGATCCTGGCAAAGATAATGGGTATGATCTCAAAAGGTTAAAGGATGAGAAATTCAGAACATTCTATAGAAGTCTTCATATACTGAAGAACTCTTTTGAAAGCTCTGGTATGCAATTCCCTATGGCCTTACAACCTGAATATGGTATCTTGAAAACACTACCTAAGAGAGACGATATTTCAGAAGCTATATACAAATGTATCACTTCCAGTGACTATTTCTTACAGGAAGAAGAGGAGGAGCATGAGTACGAAGCTAAAAAAGTAGCATTTAACGGATTTGTCAAAAATTAAATCAAAACCTCCAATAATATGGAATTAAAAAAAGAGGGTAGCCCACCCAAGATGGAACGCACGTTCTATGGCAAAACGGCAATCGTAGGACCTACGGGAACAGGTAAGTCTTACTTAACCAAGACTCTTGATGTAGCTACAACCGGCTATATCAATGCAGAAAGAAAGCCGTTGCCTTATAAGCAACCGCCTTTCCCTTTTATGGCACAACCGAAAACCTGGGCCCAGTTTATGGCTGCTCTGGAAGATTACGGAAAGCTGGAAGGTGAGAACAAGAAAGGTCAGAACATGGCAGATATTAAACGTATCGTCATTGATTCTCAGACAATGGCTTTCAATACACTGAACAAGGAAATGAGCCTGAACTTTACAGGGTTCGATATTTACAAGAACTATAACCGTCAGGTTTATGAGTATCTTGAAAGGTTGAAGAACATCGAGAAGGATGTTATCATTTTCTCACATGATGAGTACCTCAAAATAGAAGGTGAGGGTAAGAAAAGGATGATGTCAGTACACGGTAAAGAGTTCGAAGGAAAGATCGAACAGCATTTTACTACTGTTCTGTATACCGGTACTCGTTTTAAAGACAATGTTCCGCAGTATTTCCTCAAAACATTTGAACAAGATACTTCCACCAAGGTACCAGAAGGTATGTTCCCGGACAAGAATGGGAACAATTTACTGGAAATACCCAATGATGGTAAGTACATTTTTGACTGTGTTGAGTCATATTATAGTGCACCTGTCCAGTAGTAAAAAGTTTATTAACTAGTAAAAGTAAAAAATACAGAAACATGAATTTAAAGAAAAGTGAAAGCACCGGAAAGAAATTATTCACTGGATTCTTCAGTGGTAATGTAGTTGCTGTAAATCCTACAAAGGAAGAAAGAGCAGCAATCATCGGATATGATCTCAATGATGATGCCGAAGATATTAAGTATGAAGGAAAGAACGACAAGGACGAAGAGTTCGTTGATCTTAGATTCCTTCTCAAAGTAGAAGGAACAGAGAACCAGTTCATGGATGCTAAGTTTCGTATTGTTGACAAGAATGTTACTTCGAAAGATGGAACCAAAACCCAGTATGTAAGTGCCTCCGGCGACTGGTGTATGGTAGATAGTGAAGCTAACATAAAAGCCAATTTTAAGAACTGGCAGAAATGGGATAAGGCTAACAAGAAATTTATAGACCAGCTTGATTCAGAAGGTAACCCTGTACCAAAAACATACAGACTTGCCCTCCAAGGTGAAGCTAACCTGTACAAATTCCTTCGTGCCTGGTTATCTAAGGTAGATGTATTCAATTCAGAAACAAACTTAATGTTCGATAAGGAAAGGTTGTTCCGTAATGTGAACAAGTTTGTAGAAGACGAATACATACCATTGGTAAAAGCTACCGGTGATGAAAAATTAGTAGGATCTGTAGGTACTCTGGCCACTGTTTACACCCAAGAGAAAGAGGGTGAAGTGAAACACTACCAGAATCTTTACCAGGAGTATTTCCCTGCTTCAGGTTATCAGAAAATGATGCAGAAAATATCACTTGCATGTACAAGTGGTAACTGGACAGCAGATGATAAGATAAAGAAATATCACGAACAGATCACCGGTGAATATGGCCCGAAAGATAGCTATGAGCTATGTTTACTGAAACCATTTGACCCGGATAACTATCAGGAAGCCGGCAATGAAACCTTCAAAGAAGAAGGTGCTGTTGACAAGCCACCTAAAGATTCAGACTATTAATTCCCGGGGTTCACAACCTAAGAGAGCAGTTGCTGGTGATACAAACCTCACCAACGGGAGAATACTCCAGTGAAGTAGCAACTGCTACTCTTTTTTAATCAAATTTTATGAAAAACTACTGGACAGCAAAACGATTAAGAGAAAGTGGAATGAAAGCAACCAATATTCCAGACTTACTTGACAAAGGAGTACCTGCAGATCAGTTATTCATTCAACCAAAAAGTAAAAACAAAAAAGCAAAAATAATGGTAACTCAATGGAATTTTAATCCCCATGAAGGGGACACTGCAGTAACTGCACCAAGTACAACTCCCGGTGAAACACAGGACGTTGTAATGTATATTGATGAACTGAACCCGGAAGTGGTAGCCAAGATCGTAGAAATGCACAATGAAGGCAAGACTTGCCAGGAAATTGATGCTTATCTTACCGATGAACCAAGGTGTACAGAAGACGAACGTGAGTTCATTACAGAGCAATTGGTAAACTATACCAAGCTT